CACCCGGTTGGGACCCGAATTTCACGGATCCCACTATGAGGTCACTTATGACCCCATACCCCTAGCATTTCTTATATTTTAAATTGCAGCGATAATCGATGACCATCGGAAGGTGGTTCCATCGGTAAATGTCACTGCGAGAAATGACTCCCACGTACCAATTCCGCGTTTCGTGTCAGCACAACGGCGACCAGAAGCTAAGTACATTAGTACCTTAGCCCACTGGGTCCGAGGATCTACGTCACGTTTCGCCTTCTGAGCATCAACCCATTCGTACCCGTAATGCATGGTAGCATTATTAGGATTCGTCTGGATATTGCGACAGAATTTGCTAATCTTCCTTCTAACCGACTTTGTCATAGTTACACCATCATGTCCATGGTCGCGGTTAAATTTCGCCGCGTTAGGGTCTGTTGTAGACCAACCAAGTTGATATGGTGATGATACTATGGTTTGATCGATTTTCGGTTGATCGAATGGCTCCTGTTTACGATGCCAATCCCCACTTACTTTGTGAGGATTCTCGGGAAACAAAGCCCCCGGCATAGCTCTGTAGATTAATACGTAAAGTGACCTGAAAGAAGGGTAGATAAGTGACAATCGCGCTATTTTGTTAACTAGCGTAATTAGATCACCTACACTTTTTGGGTACATGATATCGTACGATTCTATGTAACCATGCCCATCAAAGAAATGAGCACCACAACTCTCACGGTAAGTATCGTTAATATGGGTTTTACCAATATTGACAACGAACCCGCCGTTGTTGAGATCACTCACTAAGGATTCAGCGTATTTGTTAGGGATAATTATATCGTCCCCAAACACGCTTGAATCCCATGAGTAAGATCTACATAACGCCAATATTATCATGGTCATTAATTCAAAAGTGAACCCGTTGCCCATACTTGAAACCTTATTGGTAATATAAAAATTATCATCAGGTCCAAGCGTCATTGCTGACCTCGAGTCATCGATGTACCGATAAACCCAAGACGGCAACAGATATTTCACTAAATGAATTGATATGCAATCGCTTGCATTTTTAAGATCGATTGTAGCGACATTTCTATCACTAATACGAGCGCGGTGTAGTTTTGCCGTGTCGTTTAAATCGACTCCTAAGGTTTTTAAACACTTTCGGAGACCATTTCCAATTCGACGTTGAGTCAGGATGTTAGCCAATGGCTGGATACAGATCGGTCTGTTCTTAAGATTATTTTTAGGAACAGTTGAAAAACGATCTCCTCCAACAATTGTAGTCACGAGCCAGAGCTTAAACTTAAAAATCTCGAAAGCTGGATTAACCTTTGTTTTAAAGGCGTTCCAACATTTTCGATTAAAAAGTCGCTCTGACGAGTGATTGCTGGCTAGCCGTGATGCGAAACGTTTCTTACATGCCATCTTCAAACCTCGATGATGATAGGCTGTTAAAGCCCACAAATCGAAATTATCTAATGTGCAAGTCCAAGAACTACGACTGAGCTTAGATTCGATTGAATTCCACCCTTCTGTAGCCTCGAACTCACTACCGTTAGTAAAACTAACTGGGCCAAGCTTAAAATGCTTAAGCCAAGTATGTATAAGAAACCTCGCATATACCCAATTGGGTTTGTACAGGTTTTTAAACCCGACGGTTTGATCGAACGCTATCCATTCATCCCAACACGCATCTCTGCGTATGGACTCCTTTGATGCGTCCGGACGCTCTAACTTCTTCAAGTACCTTTCAATCGCAAAATTCTCTGCGAAAGTTAAAGGGCCGATTGGTTTTACTTGCGTCGCGCAAGCGAGACTATCGCCGTAGCGCAAAAGAGCGTTGCCAACACTATTAATACAACTTCTAACGTCCATTCCATAGAGGCCTCCTTAGCCTCAGTTGCCACATCTTCGTAAAGGTGTTAAGTGACTGAGTCTAAATCCCAACCTAAGCAGCCGGTACAACTGGCGCTGTGGTCGGGTTAAAGCCTTGAGGAACGTGCTGCGAATTCCAGGTTGTTAACTGGGCAGCAAGAGCGGTTAGAAGTACTCCTATCCGGGTCATAGATTCTGCGCAACCACTGGTTCGCAGTCTGACCGAGACGGCATCGACGGCGGGTGTCCCACCGATTGTTACAGCGTTCCAATCATTGTAAATGATTTCCATGCTGTAATTATCCACATTAACGCCGTTAAGCGTTTTCTTTGCTGTGGTATTCCGAAACCGGACAGATAGTCCGGGTACTGCTGGATCGGAGTAGTAAACTCCGAACTGGTCGGTTTTCTTCAATACTAGAGTGGACATTAAGTCCTCCGAGGTAATTTCTTACCTTCTTTTTAGTTGGTTGAGAGCTAAGACGAAACTGTCTACGCTTCGCTTCCAATTGATGGAAGGAGAGAAACGAAGAGCAACTGCGTCACCACAAGCAAAAATGGAACGGTCATACGTTTCCGTAGTGACAGTTCTGACTACGCCACCCTTAACACCAACATTTTGTATTGTTGGTGGTGATGGTGGGTTAGCCCAACATGGGCTGCCCATATCCCCTGAATTCTGAAATTGGATCGATTGATCCACCGGAACACTCAGGGTGTACGTATCAATTCTGCTAGTTCGTATACTGGTACAACACATTTTGGAGGAATACAGATCAGCCGTTGTTTTGGCTAGGATGTAATCTCCGACGTTGACGAACCAATCAATTACGAAACTATAAGGAATTTCTTCCCAAGCAGTAACCAATGGATTCACACCGATGTGTTGTAGATGGACTACTTGTGCCTCGCTAAATTTTGAGGTAGCGGTCGATCTAACAATAACCTTCCCAGTTACATCATGACGGATATAACCGCCACTAGGTAAACTGAAATTAAGGGGTGCAGGGTTAATTACCTGCGTCCCACGATCAGTGTTTAACCAACCTCGCTTAAATACTTTGCGCACTCCTTGAAAAGAGTACACAAGCGGCATTACGCCGTAGCGATAGGTCATCCATGAACTACCTATTTTACGAAGTGCTCGTATTGAGCTCCTTAGTAACCTATTAGGCGTCATGTGGCGCGCTATAGCAAGATCAGACGCAGAAAACTGCGACTTGAACTTCTTAAGCAGACCTGAGGCTCCTAAGAGTACATCTTTTCCCAAAGCCAGCGTTTTTGGCGCTTCAACGACTTCAGTTAAAAGATCATACGAAACTAAACTGTTAGTCGCGCATCTCTCACGAGTCTCGACAATTGCTTTCGCGATATCTGATCCACTTATATCCGATGTTTGTACAGTCGGATACGATAAAGACCAGAAATCTAAATCACCCTGTTCATCCCAATGCGAATAGTCCTGTTGTGCTTCTTTAGCGTAACAGTAAGCTATAGCGTTATACCCATAGTAACAGTTGTTTATGTACTGTGGGTTTACGGGACGGATAGCGTGGCGTTGGCAAAACCGAACACCAAGTCCTCCTGATATTCGAGGAATGGAAACTAGTGTATTACTAGTCGAGACTTTACGTCGATGTAATGGAGTCATTGAAACTTCACTACTAGAACGTATATCCTTCCAATTACGTGCCGACCTGATAGTCGGATCTACGAACGGTTGGGCGTCTGCTTCGATCTTGAACGGCTCATATGTCCGTACTTGGTCATCCGTCGGTACGTCCTGCGCAGTAATGGCAGGATAGCTCCGATCGCCCAGCCAAGAAGCTGAGCTAGGACAACCTTCAACACCGACACCATGTCCATCCCACGCTTCGAGAGAAGCCGGGTGAATATTGGTGTAGACTTTATATTCAATCAAGTAACCTCCAAAGGAGTGGGTACATATGAGGCACAGTGCCTCATATGTTCACCAGCATCCGATTGGAGCTGGCTTGCAAGATAGTCAAATCAATATCATTACAATGAACTGCATAGAGTTAGGATCTCGCGATCCTAACACTATCAGCTATGCAGAACCACTAATCAGCGCCTGGAACATTCCAGACGTCATGAGGAACCCGAGAAAACGCTGACACTGCGAGTCAATGACCGCAGTGGTGGCCTCGGATCCGACAGTAAAATCACACATGAAAGTCATGGTGCTTTTACCGAAAAGTGTATTCGGTCCCTGTAGCAAACCCGGGTTATACTTGTAGGTGACGGTTAGTCTCCTTTTAGCATTCCTTGGGTCTGCAGGGGTAAGCTGAATTGTGACTGGGACACTGATACCACCGACAGTGATTTCAGAGCGATATAGCCCTTCACGTATTTTAGTAAACGTGAGAGCCGTCGCTCCTATAGTCACATCGGCTGTGTAAAGTGTTGAACCAAGCATAATTAAGCTTTCTTTCCAATAATAATTGGAACCGAAAAGTTGTAATGAGTGTAATAATAGTCACGGTGATCAAATCGTGATTATCAAATCCTTTTGATGACAGAGCACATGCTTATCATCGTAAAGGTACTCGGAGGAGAGTTATTTCCCCTACATCATTTCTTAATTGCGCAATTGCGCGGTTAAACGTTCACGCGCAGAGCAGAAGCCCCGGTAAGCATATATACTTACCACCTGGCTTCCACTCCACTAGGTGAACATCATGATGTAAGGAGAGTCCCAAAATGGGACTC